GTCCAAGTGACGCTAGAATCACTTGATGTATAAATACCAGTAGTACCAGTTGTACCACCAATCCCCGCAACTAATTTTGTTCCATCTGAACTACATGCTAGACTACGCCAACTTGCGGCAGGTGCAGTATTTTGGGTCCAAGTGGCGCCACAATCACTTGATCTCCAAATACCAGTATTACCAGATGTAGAATTAATCACCGCAACTAATTTTCTTCCATCTGAACTGGATGCTACACTAATCCAACCTGCGGCAGGTGCAGAATTTGTACCAGTACTTATTGTCCAAGTCACGCCAGAATTACTTGATGTATAAATACCAGTAGGATTACTAGTATTAGTATCATTAATCACAGCAACTAATCTTCTTCCATTTGAACTGGATGCTACACTATTCCATTTTGCGGCAGGTGCACTGTTTTGCTTTGTCCAAGTAGCGCCAAAATTACTTGATGTATAAATACCAGTACTATCACCCATAGTAATACTATTAATCACCGCAACTAATTTTGATCCATCTGAACTGGATGCTACACTATTCCAAAGTGCGGCAGGTGCATCGTTTTGCTTTGTCCAAGTTACGCCAGAATCACTTGATGTATAAATACCAGTAGTAGTACCCGATGTAACATTAATCACCGCAACTAATTTTGTTCCATCTGAACTGGATGCTACACTACTCCAAGCTGCGGCAGGTGCATTGTTTTGCTTTGTCCAAGTGACGCCAGAATCACTTGATGTATAAATACCATTAGTACCCGATGTAGAATTAATCACCGCAACTAATTTTGTTCCATCTGAACTGGATGCTACACTACTCCAAGCTGCGGCAGGTGCACTGTTTTGCTTTGTCCAAGTCACGCCAGAATCACTTGATGTATAAATACCAGTATTAGTACCCGATGTAGAATTAATCACCGCAACTAATTTTCTTCCATCTGAACTGGATGCTAAACTACGCCAATTTGCGGCAGGTGCAGAATTTGTACCAGTACTTTTTGTCCAACTCATTTTTATATAATTTATAAAGATTTTAAAATTTATAAAAATAATAATTCATTTCCACCTTTTCCACCTTTTTCCACCTTTAGAAAAGGTGGAGCCAAATCCAACGATTCTATTATTAGAAAGTTGTAATCCCAAAAGTTTGATGATTTGGCTCAACCTTTTTGAAAGGTGGAAAAAGGTCTTCTACTTTTTCTCACGTAATGCCCCTTACGATGAAAAACCTTACTGCTTTTTTTAGTGGTGTAATTTAACCTTCCTTTGCGAGTCTTAGATTTTGTTCCCTTGAAAGATCCATAAGGTTTATGACTTTTCCTAACGTAATGTTCCTTTCTATGATAGACCTTACTACCTTTTTTTGTAGTAAAGTTCAACCTTCCAGGACGTGTCTTTGATTTTGTACCTTTTGTGCTTCTTCTAGTTGTTGTTTTTTTTGATTTGCCTAAAATGAAATCCATTATAAATAATATAGATATTATTTTATTTTTGTATGTGATAAATATGGCATTGATTTGTTAATTAACGCGAAATATAATTTAAAACTTAAACACATAATAATAATAATAATAATAATGAAATACCCATATATTTTGTTTTTCAGATACGATAAATATTCATATATTGATAAATTTTTAGAGACAAATAAAGATAAATTGTTGTGTTCTGTTTTTATTGTGAATAAAAAAGAAGAATTAAACAAGTTGTACGATTCAAATTATCATTTATTAGTGACTTTTGGTGAAGATGAAGATGAATATATTTATTGCAAAGATGCAAACACTATTATTGTAGATAGAATGAGAAAAAGATGGTTGCATTTCAAAACTTTGGATGAAAAAACGATAGAAAAATTTAATAATTCCGTCAATTTTTGCTATTTACATTCATGTGTGATTGCTAATGGCGTTGATAATAGGCCAATTTTTTCATTGTTCACCACATGTTACAACTCTTATAATAAAATAATACGAGCTTACGACAGTATTAAAACGCAAACTTTGAGGGACTGGGAATGGGTAATATTAGATGATTCCCCAGATGATAAGCATTTCATATTTTTAAAAGAAACCTTAAATCATGATAAACGTATTCGGTTATATAAACGTAGTGAGAACAACGGCAACATAGGAAACGTTAAAAACGAGGCGATTTCATTATGCCGCGGTAAATATCTATTAGAAATGGACCATGATGATGAGATATTACCAGACGTTTTATCTGATGCTACATACGTTTTTGATAATGACGATGACGTAGGTTTTGTTTATATGGATTTTATAAATATATTTGAAAATGGCACTAATTTTAAATACGGCGATTTTTTTGCGTTAGGTTATTCGGGTTATTATAGACAAAAGATAAGGAATAAATGGGTATTTGTAGCAATGACGCCTAATATTAATAATATTTCTTTAAACCATATTGTAGGCGTGCCGAATCATCCCAGAATATGGAGGAGAAAAACCTTGATGGATATGGGAAATTTTTGTGAATATTTACCAATTTTGGATGATTATGAAGTATTGATTAGAACTGCGGTAAATACAAAAATCGCAAGAATTCACAAACTTGGTTATATTCAATACATGAACAACAACAATAATAATTTTTCATTAATACGCAACTCTGAAATCAATAGAATTATATGGAATTTGAATAGACATTGTTATGAACATTACAAAATAGATGAATACATGAAATCACATAATGCATATGAAGAGAAAGAATATAGACATACCAATAGTCAAATATGGAAGCGAAAAAATTATGAACATAAATATTGTAATATGCTTATCAATTTGGATTATAAAAAACAATATTGCATATTAGGTGTAGACACTTTTTACAATAAGTTGGAGCAACTCAAAATATTATATGAGGACAAAAATAACGATTTTATTTTATTAGACAATAAAGAAGATAGTGATAAATTGTGCAGTATATTAGATGAACATCATTTCTCCGAGATGAAATGTTATAGCATGACAGATTGCAGCGAAGATGAATTGATAAAATATTTCAAGTTACTATATAAAAGTTGTGATGACTATGCAATATTATTTGATAAATCAAAAAATTTGGTGGAAACAGAAAAGTTACCAGAAAATTCAACAAAAGTTAATGTGAATACGGGTGGTTGGAATGTAATCCAATTGACCTTTTAGAAAAAGGTCAAACCAAAAGGCAAACCTAAAAATCTAAGGATTTTGCGCAACTTTTTCTAAAAGTTGCTAAAAGTTGCTAAAAGTTGCTAAAAGTTGTTTGGCTCCACCTTTTCTAAAGGTGGATTCCAAAGGTGGATTCTAAAGGTGGATTTAGTATTTAAAACTATAATAATCACTACTAGCATTTCGTGTTTGGTAAGAATATGCTGGATTTTGCGGTGTCGGTGTAGGAATAGTAACTTGTTTATAACGCAGGTTTTCCGGTTTTAATACAAAACCATATCCCCCTTCATCAAAAAACATACCATTCTCTTTCAAAAAGTTGTCTACGTGTTGATAACGCATTGCAACCATTTGACACCCAGCAGCTCTACATAACATTCCGCTCGGATTGCTTGGATTTACACCAACATCTGGATAAACAATTGTCATACATCTTTGATTAAATTGCTCTAATTCATTAATATCGGGAGTGTTTTTTACATCATAATATGATAGAGCGCGCATAAAGACTGAATTACTTGTCATATTCACATATTCCATAAATTCCTTGTTTTCCAAATAAGAATTATTTGATTTATCTACTATTAAAATAATTTTATTCATAAAAGAGATCAAAGGTTGTGCGCCTATATTTTTACCGTGATTTTCATAACTATAATTTTTACCCAACATGATATTATCGTAAGATTTAAATATCTTTGCTAAATTATTATACATTGCTTGCTCATTACTTTTAATTCTTAAATGAATAATCAAAGGATCCGTTGGGTTTGGAGCCGTTCCACCTGAAAAAGCATAATTACTTATTATTTTCATTACTTCACTGAATTTAACGCTGTTGAATGTTTCTTTTACATAATAGTTGGTGTTCTTAGAACTACTACTTGATACAACTGGATGGTTGTTGACGTTGTATATTTCAAAATCTAAACATCGGACACCTTGTTTGAGAATACTTTTCAAAACACAAACGTCTACGTAATCATTTTGATAACTTCCTCCGCTGCAAGCATTAAATGCAGTTTTGATGTAATAATCATATAAATTACCGCTACAATCACTCTGATTTTTTGATATAGGTTTTATATTTCCGTTTATTGATGGATACAACATATTTACATAATTACATTCTTTTGCTTCAAGACTACTCAAATAAATCATATAACATACATAAGTGATTACAATAATTAATATAAGTGCTAAAATAAAATAAGAAACAAAGTCCTCGTCCATATTATATATTGATTTCATGTTCAAGTTCAAGTTCAAATTTTGATTTGCCATGCTTAATATAATATAATAATATTATTTACCTATTTAGAATTAAATAATAATATTATATATTAATTAGTAATATTATTATATCATGGCAGGCGGATTATTAAATTTAGTATCAAGTGGACAACAAAATGTAATATTAAATGGTAATCCTTCAAAAACTTTTTGGAAAGCAGCTTATTTAAAATATACCAATTTTGGTATGCAAAAATTCCGAATAGATTTTGAAGGTAGTACAACTTTGCGTTTAGCAGAATCATCTACATTTCAATTCAAAGTTCCAAGATATGCGGATTTATTAATGGATACTTATATTGTTTTGGATTTGCCATCTATATGGAGTCCAATTTTACCTCCTCAACAATTTGTTAATGAAGACGATACAACTTCATATACGGATTGGGCTCCATACGAGTTCAAATGGATTGATTATATTGGCGCAATGATGATTGAAAAAATAACCATTAATTGCGGTAATCAAAAATTACAGGAATATTCGGGTTCTTATATTTTGAACATGGCACGAAGAGATTTTACTGGTCAAAAATTGAAATTATTTTATGAAATGATTGGTCATGTCCCTTCATTGGTTGATCCTGCAAATGCAAATAGTCGTGTTAACTCCTATCCAAGTTCTTATTATACAGAAAATCTTGCTGGCGCCGAACCCTCTATAAGAGGAAGACAATTATACATACCTTTGAATTCATGGTTTACACTTAAAACCCAAATGGCGTTTCCTTTGGTTTCACTGCAATATAATGAATTACAAATTTATGTAACAATTAGACCTATAGGTGAATTATTCAAAATTAGAGACGTGCTTGATCCAGTTAATAATTATCCATATGTGGCACCTAATTTTAATCAATATCAAAATCAAATGTATAGATTTTTACAAACTCCTCCCGATATAGAGTTGGGTATTAATTCTTATTTAGACCAACGTAGTGTATGGTTTCCGGATGTACATTTAATGTCAACTTATTGTTTTCTCTCAAATGATGAATCCCGTATATTTGCTAAAAATGAACAAAAATATTTGTTTAAACAAGTCAATGAAAAGGTATTTTATAATGTCACTGGTCCGAACAAAGTGGATTTAGATTCGCTCGGTTTAATTTCAAGTTGGATGTTTTATTTTCAAAGAAGTGATGCAAATCTACGTAATGAATGGACAAATTATACTAATTGGCCATATAATTATTTGCCGTCTGATGTCACACCTGCTCCTACATATGGTGATTATAAATTAAGAGATGGAAACAGTATCGGTCCGGGAGTTAATCCGGATGGACTTTTAACCGGTTATATGACTTCAGGGACATTTACTCCTCAAAATATTAAGGAAATATTGATCAGATTGGGTATTTTACTGGATGGGCAATATAGAGAAAATATACTAGATGGTGGTGTATTTAATTATATAGAAAAATATACTAGAACAGCTGGTGCAGCACCTGAAGGACTATATTGTTATAATTTTTGTTTAAATACATCTCCTTTGGACCTTCAACCGTCGGGTGCTATTAATATGAATCGGTTCAACCAAGTGCAATTTGAATTCACAACAGTTATTCCTGCTTTGGATCCTTTAGCACAAGTGTTGACTATTTGCGATCCGGAATCGGGTGATATTGTTGGCATAAATAAACCTACGTGGAGAATTTATGAATACAATTATAATTTGTATGTCATGGAAGAGCGAATTAATATGGTGGTGTTTGTTGGTGGTAATGCGGGTTTGATGTATGCGACCTAATCCTTCCACCTTTGGAAAAGGTGGAGCCAAATCATCAACCTTTTGATTTTACCTTTTTCTAAAAGGTAAATTTTTGGTTTTACCTTTTTCTAAAAGGTAAATTTTTCTAAAAGGTAAATTTTTCTAAAAGGTAACTTTTTCTAAAAGGTAACTTTTTCTAAAAGGTAACTTTTTCTAAAAGGTAAAATTTATTTCTATATAATAATTATATTATATAGAAATAATGAGCGGCACTTTTGGAAGCACAACAGTAAATGGCCCAATAGAATTTAATTTAGGCAGTTTAAAAATTAATAACAATGGAACTTTGACGGGAGCAACTGGTTCTTTTTCTAATGTTACTTCTAGTGGTCTTATTAAAGGTAGTAGTTTAAATTGTGGTAATATTACTACTAGTCAAGACAGTATTATTACCTCTAATGGGAATTTAAATATGTACGGCAGTATAAATATGTATGCATCTACATCAAATATATTTACGTTGTACTCATCCGGTGACCCCTTTTACACAGCTGTTGCGAGTGCTGGAATTGTTTATGATAATATGAATATCTCTGGTGTTGCTAATTTCAGACAAGAGATGGCTTTTGGATTCTATTTTACAATACCACCTCAATTGGTTATACGTGTTGGAAAAGCTGAAACGTTTTATTACATTAGTATACCAACATCCGATTACCGTATAAAAGAAAATTTTAGAACACCGCAAAATAATGTATTAGAACGATTATGTTCAATAAATATCTTTGATTATCAACATAAAAGAATAAAGGAACTATTTGATAATACAAATATTGAAAAAATGAACTACTATAGTATAGGATTCTTTGCCCACGAATTGCAAGAATTGTTTCCAGAATATGAAGGACTAGTATACGGAAATAAAGATGAAGTTAATCAGGATGGTTCAATGAAAATCCAACAAATAAATTCGTTTATTTTTAGCAATATTTTAATGAAAAGTATTCAAGAACAAAATGCAGAAGTAAAGCAATTGAAGTTGGATCTTCAAGAACAAAATGAAAAAATAAATCAATTAATTTTAACAGTGCAAGCTCTTCAAGCCGAAGTTCAAGAATTGAAATCAAAATAAACAAGTTTTCATTATCATTACATAAAATAATTTTTGTAATGATATATCGCGGTAATTACAGCAAGTAAAAAATAGGTTTATACCCATTTCCAATGCAAAATGGCGTGGAATCAAAATATGGTTCTTTAAGTTATTTGGGGAATTTATTATATTTTAACGAAAAAGTTTACCCAAAAGTATTTTGGGATTTTCAATTTTGGACATTTTTTTTGTCCATTTTTTGAAAATCAAAAAAAGTCTTGGATAAAAATAAACTTTGTGACCATAATTGAAAATTAGCATGTGGTCGCCAAAAAAATAATTTTTGGTTTGTTATGATAATTTTTTGAAATAAAATAATTCAAAATATTTAGCAACTTTTTATGTTAACTAATTGTATACAAAATGTTAACAGAAAGTTGCCCAAAAGTTGCTCCTAGATTTAATTGTATAAATTGTGACTATTTTACGGATAAAAAGAGTAGTTATGACAAACATTTATTGACATCTAAACATATAAAGTTAACACAAGTTAACACTT